GCACTCAACGCTAACCTCAACGTTGATGACACTGGTAACACCTTCGCTGGTGTTCTCCAAGGTAAGTATAGAGTCTACATCGACCCATATGCTGCTAACCTGACTGCTGCTAACGCTGCAAGCAACTCTGGTAACCAGTATTATGTTGTTGGTTATAAGGGCACTTCCCCTTATGACGCTGGCATCTTCTACTGCCCATACGTTCCCCTGCAAATGGTTCGTGCTGTTGGAGAGAACTCCTTCCAGCCCAAGATTGGATTCAAGACCCGCTACGGTCTCGTCTCCAACCCATTCTCTGAAGGAAAAGAGAACGCCCGTGGTGGTCAACTTATCGTTAATCAGAACCGCTACTATCGTCGCGTTGCTGTTAAGAACCTCATGTGATCCATACTCACAAGAGTTTTCAAGGACCCTTCGGGGTCCTTTTTTTATGTCAATAAATAATTAGAAATATTATTATGAAGATTACCGTAGTTGGTGCCGGTAATGGTGGTTGTTTTACAGCACTCTTTTTATCATGGCATCTAAAGCAAGATGCTGAAGTAGAACTAATATATAATCCAGATATAAAACCGGAGAGAGTTGGTCAAGCAACACTTTTAGATCCTCCGGCACTACTATGGGCAGCAACAGGATTTACTTGGTATAACAATCCAATACATGCCACATTTAAGAGTGGTATTTTATATGAGGGATGGGGAAAAGTAAAGGACAAACACTTTCATGAGTTTCCTCCAGATAAAATGGCGATGCATTATTGTCCATGGGAGATGCAAGATCTTATATTAAACTGTGGTCTTTTTAAAGTAACTCATGGCGATGTCAATCCAGATGATGTGGATGCAGATTATGTATTTGATTGTAGAGGGAAACCCTCAGACATGTCCAAATATTATAAACTGAGAAATCCAATCAACGCTGCCGTATTAGGTAAACCAAATTGGAATACATCAGAAAATCCTTGGAGTCGTCACGTTGCTACTCCTGATGGATGGACTTTTGTAATACCTACACATCCATCATCACCATCAAATGATTATTGTGTTGGGTATTGCTATAATGATAATATTACATCAAAACAAAATGCTGAATTAAATTTTTCAAGGATGTTCGATGTTCAGATAAAAAAGAACATTCATTTTGAAAACTACGTTGCAAAAGAACCTGTCACGGATGGTAGAATATTTAAGAATGGAAATAGACTTTTCTTCTTAGAACCTCTTGAATCATCTTCCACTCAAACTTATATCGAATGGGTGAAGATTGCTTATCAATATATGACAAATAAAATTAATAATCCGTCTGAATTAATTCACAAATATATTAAACAAACTCAGAACTTTGTTCTTTGGCATTATCAATTTGGATCAAGATATGAAACTGATTTTTGGAGGTATGCTGCTTTGCCTATGTTTGATGATTCAGATTTTGATCAATATTTAAACTTTGCGAAAAAAACTAATTGGCATGATATTATACCAGATCAATATGGTGGTCTTACAGAAAGCACATTATACTCTCAATGGCCTGCATATAGTTTCAAAAACTGGTATGAGGGTATGACCGGATAAATAACTAAAAAACTAGGACCATGCCCTATCACGTTAAAAGAATAAGCAGAGTAGATAGTGACATCACCGTCTACTATTGTGGTGATGGTAAATGGTCTGATGACTTCTCTGACAGAGCAGTTTATGATTCAGACCCAACTTCCATGACCGTCAATTCAAATGGCAAAAATGGTGGGTGGGAAGGAAGTACAGTTGTAAGTGAATAATTATGCCAGTAACAAGAAAAAGAACAAAACCTGCTGAGAGATATTCAAGGCAGGTTGAAAATAGAAACTTCTTAGCACCAACAGGTTTTAGATTTATTATGAAGAGATGCCCTAAAACAGCATTTCTTTGCAATCAAGCAAATATCCCGGCAATTGATTTAGGAATCGCCATCCAACCAAATTACTTAAGGGATATTCCTGTTCCAGGTGACAAGATCGAATTTGGAGATTTGACAGTAAGATTTTTAGTTGATGAAGATCTTACTAATTATATGGAAATTCAAAACTGGATTCGTGGTTTAGGATTTCCAGAGACTAGAAAAGAGTTTTCCAATTTAGAGAATGAGGGTCCAGATTATGGCATAATTCCCACAGAGGGTGGTGACAACATTTATTCTGATGGTACACTACAGATACTTAGTAATAACCTTGTCCCTAAGTTTCAAGTGATGTTCAAAGATTTATTTCCATATTCTTTGACAACAATCATGTTTGATGCTACTGATACTGACATCGAATACTTTACAGCAGAGGCAAGTTTCAAGTATACTATGTACAACTTGACAGATATGGAAAATAATCCTTTATGATCGATCTTGATAAACTTCAAGAGATGTGGGAAAAAGACTCAAAGATTGATATGGACAATTTACACATCGAGTCCACCAGCATTCCCACTCTTCATGCGAAGTACTTTGAATTATATAATACTATCTTTCTAATGAGAAAGAAAGCAGAACAACAAAGAAAAAATATTAGACATGAACGGTATGAATACTTCAGTGGTAAAGCGGACCCTGACGTTTATGCACAAAATCCTTTTCCTAAAAAAATTCGTGATAAGGATACAATGCAAAAATACCTTGACGCTGATGAAAAATTATCTACAGTGTGTTTGAAGATAGATTATTACGATACCATGTTAGTTTATATTGAAAGCATACTTAAACAGATAACTAATAGAACTTTTCAAATTAAAAACGCAATAGAATTCATGAGATTCAACTCAGGGTTAGGGTAATGGACGAGGACGATCAGTATTATCGTGTAGAGTTACCAATAGAAGCAGTTCGCATAATTCACACAGGACTTTCTCAAGCTGTTAATAAATGGAGTGGTGGTGATCCTATGGAGCAAGAGGATCTGATTGCCATGAGGGATCATTTCTTTAGAATTACCTTAGAACATAGGTTGAATAATATGTAATAAATATCTTTAGATATATGGATATTCGTGATTGACACGACGGCAAATCTTATTATTTCTAAATCCAACGAAGTATTTTTAAAGATTAATACTGAACCTCATATAGAATACGAACTTAGAGATCATTTTAAGTTTGAGGTTCCGAATGCAAAATTTATGCCACAGTATCGTGGAAGAAACTGGAATGGAGAAATACACCTTTACGATATGAGATCTAAGCAGATCTATGTTGGTCTGTTAGATAAGATTGTATCATTCTGTGAGAACTACGGATATAGTTATAAGTTTGAAGATAATAAATTCTATGGAACTCCTTATGAGGAGAATGAATTTATTTCTTTTGAAGGAGTGAAGGATTATATTAAATCGATCTCGGCTTACGCGCCACGACAATACCAAGTCGAGGGAGTATACGATGCTCTAAAACACAACAGAAGACTATTGATATCTCCAACTGCGTCAGGCAAATCTCTGATGATTTACTCATTAGCAAGATATTACGTTGAGCAAGGGAAAAATATTCTGGTAGTTGTTCCCACGACCAGTCTGGTAGAGCAGATGTATAAGGACTTTGGGGAATATGGGTGGGATTCGGAGTCATACTGTCACAAGATTTATAGTGGGAGAGAGAAATATGATGATCGTCCAATCGTCATTACTACATGGCAATCTATCTATAAGTTAGAAAGAAGTTGGTTTGAAAAATTTGAAGTAGTAATTGGTGATGAGGCACACTTGTTTAAGTCAAAGTCTCTAATTCAGATCATGACTAAGTTGCATCATGCGAAATATAGATTTGGTTTTACTGGCACACTTGATGGCACACAGACTCACAAGTGGGTGTTAGAGGGTCTCTTTGGTCCATCATACAAAGTGACTAGAACTGAAGAGTTGATGAGACAAGGACACTTATCACAACTTGATATTCAATGTCTTGTACTCAAACATCCACCTCAGAAGTTTGAAGTTTATGAGGATGAGATTCAATATCTTATCTCTCATGAACAACGTAATAGGTTCATTCGTAATCTAACACTAGATCTTAAAGGGAA